CTTCAGATACTCCATCTTCTGCTGCAAACGGTGCAGATCGGTGTCGCCATCCAAGTAAATGTCCAAATCGTTTCGCAGAATCTTCAGGGCAAACGGCTCCCATCCGCGAGCAAGGAGTTCTTCCTGCGACATTTTGCCCGTGTAGTATTCCCATTTTGCACGGCGCAGCACGGCATAGTCCGATTGCGCCTTCTTCATGCACAGCCGCTCGTCTGTCAAAAAATTCAAATACTTGCTGTGTAGTTGGGGAATCTTCAGCGACTCCAAATCAAGAGCAGCGTCATCAAGCCGCACATCCCGTTCAATTTCCTTACGAATATCGTCTAGCGTCATTGGGTTCTCCGTGTGGGCAGTATACACCACACAGCGCACCTTTCAACACGAAAAACTCAAATTAGTTCTATGTTGTAATTTCTATATCCGAATGTAGCAGTGCATTGGAACGGTTCGGGGTCTATTACCGTTGAAGTAAAGTCCACCGAGCCAAGGGTGCGTGGGAACAACCCCTCAAAGGTCACATTGATTTTTGGATTCTTCGTGCTGTTCAGAATAATGAGATTGCCCGTGGTGAGGTGGTGGTTCGTGTATTCTTGGTAGTTTTCAATATTGGTGGAAGACCGCATCCAATTGAATATCTCAAGCCAGTTTTTCAGGTTTTCATCCACAATGAATGTAATACTCAATTCGTCAAAGTCTAGTTTGGACGGGGACTTCAGAGGGACGAACGGAGTGGGCATCTGCACCTCGCTCATGGTCACCGTGGGCAAGGACGCAGACTGACAGAAATACACTGTGGCAGGAAGACGAGACACATAGAACCGATAGTAGGTCGGGAGCAGGGGATTGATCTGCTCGGGATACCGATCCTTGATGTCATCGGGGATGTCGTAGAACTGATAGGTGTTTGCCATAATAGTATGTAGAAACGATAAGGGGAGGGGTTTCCCCCTCCCCCTTCGTGCGGTTTAGTGCAGTCTATTACGATGCAACGCCGTGGAGGTTGTCCACACGGAAGATGCGGTAGTAGACATTGGCGCGTGTCTTCAGACCACCCAGACCAGCGACCGAGCCTTCTGCGAAGGGGTTCGCAACCATGCCGTAGCGGGTCTTGAACGCCATCTTGGGCTGGAAGGTGGACTGATCGACAGCACGCATCATCTGTAGCGGGACATACGGGCAGTAGAAGATACCTGCATCGTATGGGCTGCTGCCCTTATAGCCGACGCACACGAAGTTGGTGTTCGTGCCGCTAGCGATGTCCTGATACGGATCAATGTAGACCTTGATCTTGCCGTTGAGTGTACCAGCAAAGGTGTTGCCGGTGTCATCAACATCAAGGCTGACATTCAGCGCGGGGCTGATGTTGAGGAAGCCACCCATAGCGAGGGCGCTAGCAACATCTGCCGAGCAGATGATGAAGTTGCCCTTGCCACGACGGGTTTCCTTGGCGATGGTGTTGCACTCACGCTCAATCTGGAACATCAGACCACGGAACTTCTCCGCGCTCCAACGACCATCCGAGTCCTGAATGAGGTCGTAAACGCCACCGTATGCCGATCCGCTCGAAAGACCACCAGCAACCGTCTTGTAGTAAAGATCGGTCTGCTGTGCGCCCAACTTGGCGCAACGGTAGACATTACGGACTACCTCGCGGTTGATTTCAGCAAGAATCTCGGTGCTGAGGATGTTGCTGAGTTCAGTCTCAGCGTCAAGACCGTGAACAGCCTTGAGATCCTGTGCGAGTTCGATGCTGTACGAAGCGGCAAGCATACGAGTAGCAGCCTGAACGCCGACGCGCTCAATGCTGAATGCCATCTCGCTTGGTGCTTCGCCTTCAGCGAAGTTGGTGCGAAGACCCGAGCCGGTGGTCAGACCACTGCCGGTTGTCGGATTGACATCTGTTCCAGCGTATCCGAAGAACGGATCAACGCCTGTGCCAGGACCGAAGTTGGCAAGAGCGCCGGTAGCGCCGCCGCCTGCGGTTCCGCCCGAGAAGCCCGATCCGCTGACCTGGCTCGAACCAGAGAAGTTTGCGGCTGGCTCGTTGAACAGAGCCTCGGTTCCACCCTGGCTGTTGTAACGGCTACGCATTGCGAAGATCAGACCTGTCGGAGCCGACATAGCCTGAACGCCGCAGATGTCATAAGCCATCAGGTTGGGCATGGCGCGACGAACCAACTGGATGAGAATTGGGTCGTAACCACGGAGGTTGGTGTTCTCTCCACCCGAAGCGAGTGGGGACATACCACCACCGAGGGAGTTGGTGGGCGAAGCCTCAGCGATCATCTGCTCGCGGATAGCCTTCTCCTGGTTCTCCAGAAGGGTGGCGATTGTGGCACGCTTGTGAGCGTCTGTGATCTTTGGAAGATCACTGTGGTCTAGAACGGGCTTCCACTTGCGGATAGCCTGCTCGGTTAGAAACTTATTTTCCATTTTCCCTACTCCTATTTGTTAAACAGTCTTTTGACTGAAAATGACTCTGAACTTGAAGGTTAATCCTTCGACTTGCTCATTGAGCGCACATATGCCTCAACGAGTGGTGATGCTTCAGAAGCGTCCTCGTAGGACTCTTCGAGTCCTTCTTCTTTGGTTGCTTCATCTGCTGCGACTCCGATGGTTTCGATGTTCTCACGGAGAACAGCGACTTTCTCGGCAAACTGCTCGACGGTATCGAAATCAAGATCCTCGGCTAGACGACGAAGTTTCTCTACATCGGTATCGGCAAGTCCTTCTGCGATCTCGCGGAAGACGATTTCGCACTTCAACTGCTCAACCTCTTCAACGAGTTCCATGTTCTTCTCAACCTGGGTCTTCAGTTCACCGTCAAGGTTCTGAACCTCTTCAACGGTGGACTCAAACAGATCCAACTTCTCCTCGGGAACCTCAATGTAAGACTCGGCAAACAGTCCACGGAGGTTGGAGATGAAGTTCTCGGTGATCTCGGTGCGGAGTCCCTGCTCAACAGCGAGGCGGTTCTCCTGCATCCACTCTTCAACCACATAGTTGAGATAATCGTCAATCCGCTCAACGAGTTCTTCGGTAACAGCAACGGTGTGCTGCTCAAGAAGATCCTCGTATTGCGACTTCAACTGCTCTTCAACCTGGTGAACGCGCTCGGCAAGGTGAGCCTCAAACAGTGTTGCAGCCTGAGACTTGAACTCTTCCGACAGTTCCTGACCATTGAACATGGCAGCAATGTCTTCCTTCTTCAGTGAAGGATACTTTGTCTCAGCCTTGGCAGCAGAGGGCTTGGGCTTGATGGTAGCCATGTTCTTGGCGCTGTTGTCGCCGGTTGGCTCGGCAATCTTCTGCCCCTTCTTGTTGGCATCGTGGGCAATCTTGGTGTCGGCATAGTCCGAAGCAGCCTCTTCCATCTTTTCCTTCTTCTTGCCAAACTTGCCCTTGAGGAAGGCAGGCATCTTCTTCTTGCCCTTCTTATCTTCCTCCTCGTCTTCCTCTTCTTCACCCTCTTCCTCTTCGTCCTCTTCTTCCTCAGACTCTTCGTCCTTGGCTTCTTCGATGACTTCTTCGGAAGCGTCGTCTTCAAAGACTTCTTCGCCCTCTACAAACGAGTCCTCATCAGCGGCTTCCTCGGCAGGCTCCACTGGCTCCTCGTTCTCGGGATTGGCGTTTTCGGCAAGGAAGCCTTCGCCCAGGATTACCTTCTTGATGACATCTTCGATCTTTTCGTTAGCCATGACTGTGAGTCTCCTTTGAATTTATGTAGTCTGCTCAGAGTTTTGAGATAAAGTCTTTGAAAATCTGCAACGCCTGCTCCTCCAACTTACGAGATGGAGTCCGTTCGATGGTTTTCTTGTAGTTTTCCACATCGACAGGCTTTAGAACACCACCATCCCATATCCATTCACGCCCTTCCATGATGCCGTTGACGAATGCGTTGGGGGCAGACGGATCTGCAACCACATCTACAGCAGCCAACATGAAGTCTTCCTGAACAATATTTACCCCGTCCTCTTCCTTCAGGCTTCCCATGCCACGGGAGGACACGCCCAGTTT